AACAAGATTCCAGACAATGTAGAAATACCCCAAGCCTGAACCCAAGACACTTCGTTGATACCATTAATAGCACCAACTAGTGCGTTATTCCAAAGCCACATCACGGGCCAACTTAGCAAGAAACTAAGAAATACAATACTAGCACTACCAACGATTGCGGCACCAATGACAATAAAAACTTTATCCATGATTTACTCCTTAAGCGGCAGACAACATGTTAGCTGGGACACGCCATGTATTCAATGGACCAGTCTTAACGATAACAAATTTTCTATTGATTTTTTGTACATCACCTGTGATTACCTGACCACTGCGACTGTTAGTGAATTTCACTTTAGTACCTACTGTAAGGGTGTACTTGTTTTTCTGTGCGATTTGGGCACGAGCAAAACGAATTGCATCGGTGATGCTAGTCAGCTGGTCATTAGTAAAGTTGCCTGCTAGAATAGCACGGTTGATTTCAGAAATGTCAGTCATAAAAACTCCTTTAGTTAACTGATTAAGACTCTATTATATACCCAAATCCATTTAATGTCAAATTATTTGTTGGTAATTTCTTTAATGTTTTCGGAGATTTTACGGATGTTTTCCAGAGATTCCAGACGGGTTAGCAAAAGACTGTAACCCAAGTAAAATATAAAAGCAATAGCCCCGAGACCAATTGCGGTGCCGACTGTTTCACGAGGGAAAGTAGCAAAGACCCAATCAATGGATAACGAGACTCCGGCTGCAAATGCAGTGAGACCAACCAATTGTAATAGTGCTTTAAGTTTAAGAGACATTTTTGTTTTCCTTTTTAAGTTAATATGTGTAGTATACACCCAAGACCATTTAATGTCAACCTTTGGGGGCGTATTTTTGTGTCAATTCTTGGACTTCCTCTACTGTGGCCAGTCCAGAATCAATCAATCTTTTCTGTTCCGTATTGATGCTAGACCGTTCAGCCATGCCCTTCTTCCAAACGGAATAGTCATCACTATAGTCAAAATACCAATCGTGAGATCGTAAAAAGCGATCCAAATCGTTAAGGTGTTCGTTCATATCAAAACTCCTGTTTGGAATGTTTGGGTTTGCGTTTGTACAACACCTTGGATTGTACAATTTTTTGTTTGAACGGAGTGTTGTTTTGAAACAACACTAGGTGTGCCCTGTGTTTGGGCTGTTCAATTTTGAGTGAGAGTATTTGCTTTTTCATAACCCATAGTATAGCAGATACTCCATTTATTGTCAACTAAATTGAACAAATTGATCTAGGGTAGATTTTGGCACATACCCTTTCTTGTAATATTTACCTTGTGTGGGGTCTTGTTTATTAAGATAGGGAAGTTTATTAAAAGAATTTCTATATTGATTGGCTAACTCTCCTTCGGCCCAGCCAGTTGCTTGTTCTTCACCATCATAAGTATCCGCTAAGGGCATTCTTTTAGAAATGTCCCATACAGCAATTGTTACATCATTCTTGTTAAAAGTTGCCGGTAATAATTCGTTCGGAATCATGTCATGAGCAATTCCAAACCAAAAATCTGCTCCATGTGCGCTACGGACACGCGGGCCGGCCCAACCCGGGACCCAACTTAATTGTCTTGTAATACGTTCACCAACTTGATATTCTCTCTTTCCACCTAAGTCAGGACAACTTTTTCCAACTTTAGAAAAGTCATATGTTAGTGGACCTGGTTTAAAACACATGCCATACACATATGCTTTTACAATGCCTTGATTTCTCATTTCTGAATATATATCTTTACAATAAACTAATTTGGAACATTCAATAACAAAATCTGGATTATATAAATCAATATTAAACATTTGTAATAATCTTTTAAATACTGAATTCAACTCTAGTGACGTTTTTTGTAGTAAAACTACGCCATTCTTTCTTTTCTAAATCATATACTCGGATGCTAGTGGTTGATTCCTTTCGCGGTTGTTTACCTTCAGCTAATGGTTTAGTTTCAACTACAGGTAATAGTTCGGGCTTCAATGTGCAATTCATTACACGGTTAGTACCATCCTGCTTAGTGAAAGTTACAGTAACGCTTTCATTGATTTTAAGCATTCCGGTTAACCAATTAGTAAACTTATCCCAATCACTTTCAGTCCAATCTTTGGTTGGGTGATAAGGTTTGTCTAATACATCAATCGTTTCCATTTTGTTCTTTCCATGTAGTAAAAAAGTTTTTAATTTTTGTTTCTTTATCCCACTCACCGATATAGTCATTGTCTAGATCACACAAGGCAAGTGCTTCTTTCTTACTGACCACACGATGCGAGACAATCTGTTCACCAAGATGTTCTTGGCTAAACTCTTTGGCTTCGTTCATTGTTACCGTATCCATTGCCCATTCACTACTACCTTTAGGCACTTCAACCATGTAACGTGTGCGGAATGTACTGACACACTCAACTAGCACCCACTCTGTCTCCTCGGATGCTTTCTTTGTAATACTGAATGATCCGTCTTTATTATCTTTCCATTTCAGTATATCGCCAATTTCAAATCCATTTGATGCCATTACTTCTTCTGGCAATGGTAGAATCAAATCACCTGTTTCTGGATCTTCTTGTAATGTTGCGACCCAAGAGTTATCACCTGTCTTGACCCAACCTGGTTCAAGTTCACTTGGTTCAATTACAGATTGTTTTTTCTTTCCCATGATATTTCCTTAATTAATTAACATACGAACAAGACCAATACTATCAATGGTCACTAACAAAATATAGTTGGCTATCATACCAAATGACTTGCGACTATAACTAGCCCAAGCATACATAGCGCAACCACTGATCCATATAGGATAAAGAATGAGAAGGGGTGGCTGTGGTACCGTGAGCGCCATTGTGACCGAACACCCGACACTAATAGCCCAAGCCGCAACTTCAACGACAAAACGAAAAGGGTTTGTTGTATAGTCATCTTTAATGTAATTATAAATGTTAAGTAATATTAAGTTCATGCTGTACAATTACATTACGCAATACTTCCTCAACCATTTGATTCAATGTGATATCACGCTTATGTGCTTCCATTGCTAACTTCAACATAGTATCATTATCTAAATCAATTGGCACTTGAATGCGAGTATCAAACTTTTCACCTTTGAACATACTACTTGCCTTTTCAATGAAATCTTCTTCTGTTTCTAAATCAATCCACTTGATATCATCCCATGCTTCATTGGGATCAATGCCTCGGCTTTTTGATTCATCATCATATGCCTCACGATAGTCTGGATTAATATAACGATAGGGCTTTGGTTCAATATCCCAAGCACCTTGAACTGGACTAACACTCAATTCATAGACCTCATGTGTTTCTGTATCAAATACTACATATCCACACGCATATTTGCTATTGTAGTCAATACTACGTACATCAGGCCCATAGCAAAGCCAAAGATACTCACTGCCATCAGTGATTTTATGTTGAAAGAGATTGTTTACTTGTTCAAGATTCATGTTGTGGCTCCAGTTAATATGTTATTATACACTATGTTTGATGAATAGTCAATTGATTTGGTTATCTTGACACACTCAATTCCGCATCTGGGTTATCCCAACATGCGTTTCTATAATTGTAGACAAAATCGCATAGCCCTTCATAGCTACCCCAGTGATTCTCCGGAGTAAACTGTCTAAAATGATCTGGATCTGATAATAGAATATTCCAGCCTTCATCTAATAATTCTGAAATATCTTTAGCAAACTTCAACCCTTTTTGTTCATCGGGTCTCCACAATACTTGATACAATGTCATACCATTTGACAATTTTACTTCCGTTGCCATCTTGCCGAGGTTGTGTGTGATATTAGCATCATAAACCTCAACTGGTTTAGTAACCATTAAATATACATCTAAACTCATTACTCTACTCCAAAAGTGTTCAATGCTGGTTGCAATGTGTTAATCAATAGTGTCTCACGCTCATGCGCGGGACGCTTGCCACGCACAATCTCAATCACACCAAATACAAAACGCTCGGCACCACGTTCACGCAATGCACAACTCAAACCCCAATTCTTACGCTCAGTCAGGGCCCGTTGCATATGCTTTTGCATACGACGGCGCAATGTGCGAAACACATTACCTTTGTATGATAGTGCTGTAAGACCGATATAAGTTTCCTGTGTAACTACATCTTGAATGTAGTACAGGACCTGATTACGATCTGTTCTGCGCTTGCGGACGTTTTCTGAGTTCATAAGTGTATTATATACCCTAACCCATTTAATGTCAACCTACAAATTGCTCAAAAAAGTAGCAATTTTACGGGCTGAAACGAGGTTTCACTATATGAAATGCTTAATTTTTAAGCATTTTTAGACTGTTGTATTTTTACAACGGATTTTCCGGGGTTTCTTTAGGGATTTCTGTCAGATACTCATAATTAGTTGTATCTATGTTCTCACGCAAAACGATAGCCCCGTTCTTTAGATGGAAACGACGGGCCATGTTTGTCTTGGGACTCAATGTCACAAATCTAGTTACGCTAGGATATTGTGCTTGAATTCCCTTTACTGCTTGATACAGTAATTCTTTTCCCTTACCACTCTTGTAACTCCAGATAGTATAGAATATTGCGGTAGTGGGTACACTTGAAGTTTTGTGCAAACCTTCAACATCTTCGGGAACGAAATCATGGAAGCTAACACAAACCATTGCTTCTGGTTGTTGTTCTTCATCGGTTAATGCTGCGACAACTCTACCGTCGCTAACTCTAAAATCTTTAGAGATTTCAGGGCGAACAGGATCGTCTTTTATAAAACTTAATAGGGTGTGTGAAAGGTCCGTGATGAATTGAAACATGATATTCTTATTTATACGTATATTATAATTATTAAATTAAATCCAAAAAAGTAGGACCCGAAAGTCCTACTATGCTAACTTATCTATATTTTGTCCTGCCCGCATCATTCTGCGGTTTGCCTCTATTCTATGTATTTCATTATCAACTAGGCGTTCTTTAATATGACGGTCATTAACAATCATTTCTCTATGACGTTCCTCATTACGAACCAATGCATGATGTTGCTGAATTGCTGCTGCTTCCATAGATGCTCTATTGACTGTCATACATCATGTTCCCGGAGGTATTAAAGGTGATATAACTTGTGTTACCCATTTTCTTGTTTCTGAGTAGAAAAGGGGCCATGACGAATATGTAATATCTTTGCTTCTAATTGATCCATAAGAATCAAGAATAATAGCAGCACCTTTAATCCCATCGTCAAATAATGCATCAGATAATTTAATTTTAAATTTAACTATAAATGTAAAAACATCCGGGCCACCTTTACCTTTGCCCGAGTCTAATTTTTTCCAGGCTTGATTAAGTTCGGTCAACCCAGCCATAAAATCCGTTTGCCATTGTTTAATGTTAGTAGCCGAAGCCATAAGTTCTCCCTTTCTTTTATTTATCACATAGTTGGGCCATTGCCGTTTCTAAAGCCAATTGACCCTCCTTCTGCCTCAATGCGTTTAATAACATCTTCAAATAAAATAGGTTTAAAGTCAGTTTGCTCCACACATACGCAATGGTAGCGTACATCTGGCTCATCACTGTACAGAACTTCTCCGGTTCTAGCATCAACCCCACGTGCTTTCTTTACACGATTAGAATGTAAGTGTCCGTGAATGTTAACACCAAAGCGTCCTAAGCTATCACTGTGTAACGGGATATGGCTTAAGATCATTCCGTTCATAACATGATATGCTCTTAATTCGCGGAAGTACTTACTATATTCCACATCAGGGAAGATATCGTGATTACCACGAATTAAAACCTTATCACCGTTTAAGCGAGCCATCGTTGGTAATGCTTTACGATTGATAACCACATCACCCAAGTGATATACTTTATCGTTTGGGCGAACTGTTTCGTTCCACCGTTTAACCATTTCTTCATCCATCTCTGCCGGATCAGTCCATGGCCGAATCTTTGTTACTCCGTCTTTCTCCGTGAATTTACACACTCCGGCATGACCAAAGTGTGTGTCACTAACTAAAAATACTGCTGGCATATTATTTCTCCTTCTTTACTCGGCCGATTCTGCTTGCCTTGTTCCAAGTGTATGCTACTCCATCAGGAGTCTTTCCGTCTACTACACTATCAACACCAAATCGTCCTACAATTTCAAACTCGCCACCACTGATGGTGACAAACTCATTCATTAGTTTGGCATGTTCCATAGCCAAATCTAATGAGATAAACTCTTGTTCTTGTTCTTTTGTTATTACTTTATACACTATGCTATCATCCAATCTATTTCATCATTTACTTCTATACTTTCACATCCGTCATATTCTACTACACGGAACAATGAGCCTTCTTTTATCCATTCTACTTGCAAGTCATGTAGCCCACCTGTATATATGCCAGGATACTTCAATTCTACATAAGTAGCCAATTCATCATATTGTTTCTTCTCCACAAGTTTTACTATTGCAGGGTCAAACAATATCTCTGGATGGTCTTGATTCCATGTGTACCATCCGGCACCAAACTCAGGGCTGTATAATACTGCTACTTTTCCGTTTTCACTTAATTTACGCATAGACATAGTATATCACAATCACCATTATTTGTCAAGTTATGGCAATGCCCGGACGAACCGGGCAGTTAGAGAACAAGTGCGTACTTTCGCAGAGGCACCTGCCGTGTTATTTGGATTACGCCAAATCGTAGCGACTATTCATCACGGCCTTAAGCATGATAGCTTCTGGGCTGAATGCGTCTGGGTCTGCACCCAATACACTAGCAGCGATTGCTGGGCTGAATCCTGACACAAGAGCGGTACCGCCCTTGTCAAACTTGACTGGAGCGTTTCCGCTACTATTCAAGTTCCAGAAAACTACCTTAGGCAAATCGTAACCTGCTTCAGCATACTTACGAGCAATCATTTCCATTGCTCTGTCATCATACTTAACGCAGGCGTTAAATTGCATGTCAGAAAAAATCATCAGTGTCTCAGGCATTTCTGCTTGAGATACCTTGTTCTTAACAGCAGTGTCAAGGATTTGAGTGAACGCACCATGTAGGTTTGTACTCATGCCCCAATCAGAACTGACCATTTGGTCAATCTTCTTGTTGATAGACCCCTTAAGGTTCAACAACTTTGGCTTGTCGCTGAAAGTCAAGAAGCAGTCCTTGAACTTACCCTTGTTCTTATCAGCAAAATACAATCCCAAACTAACTGCGATTTCTAGGCAAGTAGTGTCACCCTTTTGACCTGCCTTGCAAGTCATAGAGCCACTAACGTCAACTAGAGGCAACACGCTTGAGTCACCAACATAGTTAGGCAATGCATTCCATTGTGCTTCAATAGCATCCAACTCGGTCTTAGACCAATTTAATGCTGAACCATATCCAGTGATACGGCCCTTCAACACATCGTGTGGGAAGATTGCGTTAGCATTGATCTTCACACCTGCTTCACCCTTAACCAACTTAGTGATGTACTCAGCATAAGTTGTACCATGACGCCCGAAAGCCTTCTTGTAACGACTATGCGCTACAGATGGAACGTGACTATAGTTGATGTTATCCCAGTCATTAGAACACATTTGTGTTTCAACAACAGAGGTCATACCAACAAGAGTCTTACGATATTGCTTTGGAGTCATACCGTAGAATTCACGAATTTCAGCCGCAATCACGCCCTTACGTGGAGTCCACTTAGCAGCGAGTCCGTTGCTTTGACGCAAGTAGTCACCAAGCAAAGTGTAGGCCTTAGCCTTCATATCCTTAGTTTGGAAAACTAGCAAATCGTCAAAACGACCAAGTTCTGGCACCTTAGACATAAGACGAGCAGCAT